CCGCCACTCGACGTCGCGTACATCTCCGGAGTGAACGACAGGCGCAGATACCGGGCCGCTGCCGTCAGGTCGTACCAGCCCGGATCGACTCCGCCAGCGGCTGCGCCCGTCGACGTGGACGCACCAGCGGTCGAAAGGAATCCGCTGCCACGCGTTTCGGTCGACGACGTGTTGCTGATGATATACAGCGCCTTCTGCACAGGCTGCTCACCCGTGCTGAACACGGCGAAGTCACCGGCAGCTGTCGACGTCGAATGCTGCAACGCCACCTCGACACCGACGAAGTTCTCACCCACCGTGGACGAGCCCATGTCAGCTTTGACGTTCACGAACGGCATGGCCGCCAGGTAGTGTCGGCCAAGCGAGAGACGGTCAATGATCTCGCCCGTCACCGCCGAGCCCGACTCACACGATGCGTCGAAGCTCTGCGTCTGAATCGCCTGCACGACGCGAGTCCCTGCAAGGTCTCGTGTAATCATGTTTTACTCCTCACCCTCTACAGAGCTACCTACGCGCCCCAGGTCACTTGGTTCAGGAGGGCCACCGCTTCCTCACGACGGACGCCGAAGTCATGCTCGGCAATCGCTCGGATGACAGTCTGATCCTGAGAGTACGCCGCGATGACGTTTGAGCCATCGTGGTACGCCGCTGTGTCACTTGCGTCCACGCTGAGCCCCATCGACTCACCGATCACGCAATCGTCCAAATCAACCAGATACAACTCCGACTCATTCGCGCCACCGCCATCGGTGAGAGTCTCGGGAATCGATGTCGTAGTCTTGAACGGCCACGACCACAAGGACCCACCGATGATCTCGTTGCGATACACGAACTGCCCGTTGCTGTTGAGCACCGTCGCCAGATAGTGCTCAGTGCGTGGCGAGCCGATCCAGCACGGTCTCGACATCGGCACGTTGGCCGACTTCAGCTGTAGCACCAGCTTGCCGAGATCGGTCGTCACGTTCGCGAGCGACACGGTGCCGTTCGCCGCGATGACGTTTGCTGCCGGTGCCCAGTAGCGCAAGCCCTTGGGCGTGCCAGAGCTGCCATCGTCGCGCAAAAACGCCTGATCCTCACGCGTCGCCAGTCCGCGTACGACATCGTTGCGCACGATAGCATCCGCAGAGGGTGACGAGTAGCGCAGCAGGTCGTTCGACAGCGGCACCAACACGGCGAGCTTTTTGAACGTCAGTGTCAGCTGACCGACAGCTGGCTCGCTCTTGGTGATGTTGGTGTTCTCTCCGATGTAGGTGCCCGCCGTGCCAGACGTGATCTTCGGCATCTTGAACGTGCCCGTCGGCATCTGAATCGTCGGCGTACCTGCCGACCGCATCACCGTCGCCGCACGGAGTAGCTCGATCACGTCTTGACTAAGCTGAGTCGGCACCAGATAGCCACCGGCCGTCGCGTCGCCAGCCGCCATCGCTTTCGCTTGGTGACCCGTGATCATCGCAGCGATGTCACCGTGGCCCCACTTGTCGCAGATCTCAGCGGCACGCGTGAGGTCGTTCTTCCCCGCAGCCAGAGCGCGGATATACAACCCGAACGCTTCGCCGATCTTGCGTGACTGCGGCGCGACCTTCTGGGATGCGCTGATCTGCTCTTCCCACTGCGTCACGCGCTCCTTGACGCCAACCATGCCCTTCTCGACGGACGCTGCCACGATGTCTGCAACTTCGGTGTCGCAGAACTCTTTGATGATCGGCAGCGTCGTGTCTCGGACGAACTCGGCAAGCTGACCTTCGTTCATCGTTGCCATGCTTCAATCCTCCTAATCGACCCGTCCAGTGACAGCGACCAACGCTGCCTTCACCTGCTTGCGTATCGTCTCGCCCAACGTGCGCGTCACGTTGTCGCGAATCGCCGCCTGCACGTCTGCTGTCTCGAAGACCGGCTCGTCGTCAGCCAGTTCCAAGGTCAACCCATCCGCTAGTTCCACGTGTGGTTCCTCGACCACCTCGTGCGCCATTGCCAGCGCAGCCGTCTGCTCTTCAAGCGCGTCAACGCGCTCAGTGATCGCCGTCCAGAGTTCCGCCGAGACCGTGATGTCGTCAGAAACCGGCACACGCACCGACGCATCAGCCTTCGCCATCGCCTCGACCATCTCTCGCGGAATCGTCTCGTCTTCCCACTCGTCCAGTACGCGCTCTGCCCATGCCTTGAGCGGCTCGACATCCACGCCCTGCGCACGCATCGACTTGATCCCGAGCGTTAACGCCTCAGCGTTGGCAGGCACCGGGACCACCGAATATTCCAGCAAGTCTTGCTTGGTGAAGTCGATGCCTCGGCGTTCCTCGTTGACGTCGAACTCAGTAGGGTTGAAGCCCACGCTCACGGCTCGCAGAAACTTGAGTTTCAGCATCTGGTAGACCGTCTCGGCAAAGGGATGGATCTCACCGGGCACAAACTGGGCGCTGCTGATCAGGCTCTCGCCCGTGGTTGACACTGACGACGCTCGCGCAATCGGCAGGTCGTGATAGTCATGGGCCCAGAGCACCACAGGGTTTTTGCGGTACTGTTTGAGATTCCACCCCTTGGGATTGATCGTGTCGTTCTCGCGGTCCACGCTGCCGGTGCTGATCGTGAAGTCCACCGTGCGCGTCTCGTCGTTCGCGACGGCCTTGGCATCAAAGCCCTTCCGCAGTGGACCTGACTGCGTCTCGTTCCATGCGGCACGTGTGAGGAAGTCTGTCATGCAGCACCCATAAAAAAAGGGGCACATGTCCCGAGAGAATGAGATCTCCCAAGGCATGTGCCCCCGTTGCGCCTGATGAGGCTCAGTGCGATTCCGCCGCCGACCTACCGAAAGTCTACGCCGCGCCTTCCGTTTGCGTCAACACGAGACCTTACGGACGTCTCGTGATGTGTGACGCATGCTCGACCGACACCAGCACCGCACGAATCAACGGCTTCTCGATATGCCGCGTATTTAGCTTTACCTCGAAGCCGATAGAACTGATGTCGTCGGACTGCTCGATCATCTGCTGACGACGCAGTAACTCGTGCATGATGGCGTCCTTGATCTGACCGAGTCGTGCGGTCATACACACTCCTGACGTCGGGACGATCTATGCGCCATCGTCAATGATTCTCGTGTTGCGGCGCAATTCATACATCCGAGCGATGCGCTTGTTGAAGCTCGACTCGTGGCCCATGTTCATCACGCCGAACAGAAGAAACTGATCAAGGCAGTGTTCCACCAGTTCCTTTTCGTCCAGATAATCAAAGCCGTAGTGTAGGCCGGCATGGTTGCACAACACGCTCTCGGCTGGCTTCTCGATCGTGACGCCGCGAGCCTGCGCCACACCAATCCAGTATTCCACACACGGCTTCTCAATCAGTCCCTCGCGCCCCCATGCCAACTCGATCCCATAGAGTCCGATGGTCTGGTAGCCAAGATACAGCGCCAAGGCAATTTGATAGGCGAACGTGCAGGTATAGTAATCCTCAGCGAACGGCAACGCTGCACGCACCTCGTCGATCGGATACCGGATCCCATTCGGCACGCGGTCTGCATCGTCCCCACACAGATAGATCGGCACCGGACATGACTCGATGCCCTGAATGTCGGACGCACTCTGCGCGACCCACTCGTGCAGATCGAACCACGCATGCGCAAGCAGCTTGCCGTCAGCGTCGCGCAGATACTCATTGCTGAACATGTTGTTCAGCCCCCACACCTCATACGCAGGGTCACCGATGGGGGCCAACCTCAGCGTGCGCTCGACCGTGCCAAGCAGTAAGACCTTATTTCGCTGCACGCAGTTCCTTCTGGATCTCGGTGATGCGCATCATGGCGACCTTGCGTGCTTTGTCAGGATGCAACTCACCCCACCGCTGACGCTTCGACAGTGAAGACACGTAGGCCATCAACAGCGACGCTGTCTCGATTGGTGTGACATGTCCCAGCGTGTGCGTGCCGAGTCCTTCGATGAAACGGGCTTCGTCGTTATCGCCCCATCGGCTAATCTGCGTAGGCTGCCGAACGATTGGTGCTGTCATTTTGTGATGTCCTCTAAGCCAACTGAACACCGACAGTTGTGCGTTACGATACCGTCAGCCGAATACCACCCGTCCACCGTCTCTAGATTGTAGACAAATCCATGAATCGACTGACGCTCAACGTAGACGATCTCGTCGAGAAATACCGGGATGGCCTGTCCGTGAATCAACTGGCGAGCGAGTTCGGCGTCTCGCGCAGCGTCGTGGCTCGACGCCTCCACGAGCGCGACATCGTTCCTCGTTGCCAGAGCGACGCTGAGCGACTGAAGTGGAGTCGCATGCCGCTCGCACAACGCCGACGACAAGTGCGCGCCGCTCATGCTTCGAATCGTGGTCGTGTCGTCAGCCGCGAGACGCGCATCCGACAAGCCCGCACCCGTCAAGACACGCTGCTCTCCTCGTACTACGAGAGGCGACTGATTAGCATGCTGCGTGATCGAGGTATCGAGACCGTCCCTCAATTGGCGATCGGTCCATACAATTGCGATCTCACTGCCGAGCCCATCGCCGTGGAAATCTTCGGCGGATACTGGCACTGGCATGGGCGTCATCATGCCCGTATTGACGGCCGCGTGCGAGAGATCTTGAATGCCGGCTGGCATCTGCTCATGGTCGCCGTCACGGACAGATCGCCACTGACTCCGCCCGTCGCAGACTACGTGGCTACCTACATCCAAGACGCCCGCCGCGACCCATCCCGACGGCGTGAGTATCGGGTGATTTGGCGTGCAGGTGAGTTTACGACCTCCGGCCATGCCGATGACGACGACATCTCCATCAAGCCACCGTTCCGAATAAGCCGCAATCGCACTACCGGACAATACGAGACTATCGCCCGGTAAGCACGCCGGATGCGCGGGCGGATTCATGAAGCCACCTGGGAACGCTCCGTTGATCGTCGCGTGCTCGTCTTCCAACTCGATACAGATCGGACACACCTCCGCATCCACAGCCGTGAGCCACACGCGCCTGATGCCCTTGAACGCACCCGGTGCTGTCTTGAAGTCGGCCTTCATCTGCGTCCAACTACCCTCGTTCGCTGCCGTCATGATCTCCGTGCGTGCCACCAGTGTGGCTCGTTGTTTCAACGCGGCTTGTACCGCTCGTTTGGTGCGCTTGATGAGTTGCGCGGGTGTCGCGCCTGCCGCTTCCCACTTCTCGATCTGGATCATGATCTTGATGGCTTGGTTCTTGTGCAGGCCGATGCCGAGATCCTTGATCTGCTTCGCTGTTCTCGTGACACCCTGTCCGCTCACGCGTGCGCGTTCGACGATGGCGTCAATGGCCTCTTTCGTCTTGCCGGTGATGGTGTTCGACACACCCGGCATATTGGACGCCGCCCACTCCTCAGCCCATGTGCGTGCGTCAGCATCGTCGAACGCTTTCGCCGCCACGACCTTCGCCGCATGTCTCGCACCGGTGATGAAGTCCTCGACCGCTCGCACCCCCATCACGTCTGTCTGATCCGATGTCCACGTAGACAGATTCACCGTGCCACCTTGCGCCCATGCAGTGGCTTGCTCGATCGTCAGCCGCGCTCGCGCCCTGTCGACCGTCTTGACCCACGCACGGATCGCACCCGCCTCACGTGCGGCCAACTTCTCGGTCAGCGGCGGCAGATCCTCGATGTCATCCGCGAAGGCTTTTTCTCGCGCTGGTAGCATCACCGCGTCATCGACTAGCAGCCACTCCTCGTCGTGTGTCGTGATCATGCGTCGTCGTCGATGACTTTCTCATGGACCGCTGAGATCCGACCGTTCACGTCACGCTCGATCACCTTCACGACTTCATGTGGCTTGCTCTTGGGAAGGGGTGCCACGGGTGGCTCTGGAACATCCGTGAGATCGGACGTGGGCCGCATCGTGTTCGGCACGAAGTGCTGTGATCCGCCTTCGTCATCCAGTGGTGTCAGGTGTATCGACTCACGCCACTCGTTGACGGTCATCACCCACGGTGCCGCCTTGCCGACTTCGAGCTTGTGTTCTTTATCGTTCATCACCGGCGAGTCGTAGTCGACGATCAAGCGCTCATCGAACTCCGGGATCAAGCGCTCCTGCAACACGGTGCGCAGAAACTCCAGTCGTGGCTGCACGACATGACGCGCGAACAGAAAGTCCGCCGCTTCGATCGTTGAACGCTTCGACTCGTTGACAACACCAAGGATCTCCGGTGGCATCCCGAACACCTGGATGATCGCGTCACGCTCGTGCCGTCGCAGTTCGATGAACTGCATCGACCGAAAGTCCTGATCGAACTTCTCGATGCCAATCTCACGCCGTGCAAAGAACGTGCGGAACGAGCGCCAGAACCCTTGCAGCTGGTTGTTCCATTGCATTTCAAGACGTCGCGTCTCAGGTTCGCTCCACTCATCGCCGTTCTTCGGGAACACCAACACATCCGGCCGCGCATGGTTCACGAAGAACGATCGGACATGCTTCGCCGCGTACTCATCGGTGTCGAGCTCATCGCCGAGCGACTTTGCGATCCCACTGCCGCGCCCGTACGGGTTCGACGGGTCCGGCTCGACAAACCACAGGACCTCGGTGTCTGGGATCTCGCCCTGCCAGCCTTTCCACGACACGCGATACGCGCGGCGTCCTGGTGTCGGGGTCTCTGCGATCCAATGTGGCGGGATCGGCCAGACCGCAACAGGCGTGCCCAGCGCGTTCCTCTCTTTGATCCAGAACGCTTCGCCGGCGAGGTCAATATGCAGTTGCGTGATCTTGCGCATGCTCGACCCGGTCTGGAAACTGTTGGCCGAGTGCAGCAGATCAAAGAATGGATGATTCTCGATCTCGACCAGTTCACCCTGCGCCTTGTGTGTCTTGAGCAGTCGCTGACGGTGTGCGTAGTCGGCGCGTTGCGTACTGCCTGCCTGATACGCACGCTGCACCCCACTCCGTCGCGTCGTAAATAGCTTCCAACTAGCCGAACTCACCGACGACGCCACGCGTCCGGTGACGGCTCGCAGCCACGGCATCGTGGAATAGGACGCGAGGATCTCACGCGTGCCCGCCTTCGGTGACTCACCCGCGCCACGTGTCGTGCCACTCAGGAGACCGAAGGCGGCGGTCTCAGCGTTGTCATCGTACACACCTGTCAGCGCCTTCGCGGCTTTCATAATGCGTTCGGTTAGTGCCATGGTGCGTCTCCTAGGACCACCAGCCACGACGCTTACTATGCAGGCGTGGGTCCGGTCCGGGCTTGCGCCTGTTGTAGCCTACACCACCAGACGGCCTCCGAGTACTGACGAAGCGCGACTTCGCCAGTCGCAACACAAATGATAACGACGTCGAGAGCGTGCGACGGAACGTGCTAGCCGTGCTCAGCACCGGCACGAGCGCCAACGCAGCCGCGACCGTCTGTGTAAACACCGTCGCCGCACCATTCGCCAACGTCACCACTAACGTCACAGACGCGCTCAGGGTGCGACGGAACGTACTGACGACAGACAGCACAGGCACCAACACGATCGTCGACGACAGCGTACGTAGACGGCTTGTAATAGTGCTCAGCGACGGTACGAGCGCGACGGATGCCGTGAGCGTTTTGAAGAACGACTTCACCGCCGACAGCGCAGGCACCAGCGTGATACTAGCCGTGAGCGTGCGCAGGCGAGACGTGATGGTGCTCAGTACAGGCACCAGCGTGATCGATGCCGTCAGCGTGCGCAGGCGCGACACCACACGGCTGAGCGTCGGGACGAGCGTGACGGATGCCGACAGCGTCTTGAAGAACGCCTTGACCGCACCCAGTGTCGGCACCAGCGTGATACTGGCTGACAGCGTACGCAGCCGTGCGGTGGCGGTGCTGAGCACAGGGACCAGCGATACGGTGGATGCCAATGTTCTGAGTCGTGCGGTGATGGTGCTGATCACGCCGACCAGTGAGACCGACGCAGCCAGCGTGCGCACCCGCGCGGCTGCCGTGGACAATGCCGGCACCAGCGCGGTGGTCGCCGTGAGTGATTTGAAGAACGACTTCACCGCCGAGAGCGTACCGACCAGTGACACGCTGACTGACAACGTTCTGAGTCGAGCGGTCACAGTCGACATCACGCTCACGAGTGACACAGAGCTAGCCAGCGTGCGCAGACGAGCCGCGAGCGTTGACAGCGTGGGAATCAGCACGATAGACGCCGCAAGCGCTTGCGGTGTCTGCGTCGCACCGCCGATCACGAACACGCTGCGATACGAAAAGCGTGGCTGAAGGAAGCCGTAGGGGTTCTGCCGCAGCCAGACCTGCTCGTCGGCTGTCAGTTCGCGGTTATGCACACCGGCATAGACCAGACTCGAATCAGACGCTAGCAGGTTCGAGCCTGATCCGAGCACGAACCCAGGGAAGTCGAATCCCACACCAGCATTCGACGCCGACGTCTGCACGGACACACCATCGGCGTACAACTCATGATCCGCTGCACCACGTGAGGTGAGTGCAGCCAGTGTGTACTGATTCGCCGGCATCGCACCCGTCGCCGAGAGCGTGATGAAGCCGCCGAAGAACCGCACGCGCCCACGCAGCGACGATCCGGCGTTGTAATAGATGTCAGCAAAGTAGCTGGCTGTCGCACCGCGCAGACCGCAGAGGTATTCAGCTGCCGCGCCGACCGCTTTCGAGAAGGACCAGATCGTGAACGGTGTACCCGTGATGCGGACCAACGTGTCCCGCTCGTAGTCGCTACTGTATTGGCGCTCCTGTCCATGCGGGCCGACACCATGCAAGGGCGTACCAGAGATGGTCGACGCCTGCGAGTTGGTGACCAGATCGACTTGTGTGCCGTTGTGGTTCAGCAGCCAGTAGCCAGCGAGCCCACGCGTGAAGGGATGGTCCCAGTTGATCTCAGCCGCCCCAAAGACGGGCTTGATCCGACGGTCTGCCCACCGTGGGGTGCGCCGTCGCATGATGGCTTACTGGAGTTCTTCGGCGACCGTATACACGTTCACATTCAGGCCGCACGAGGGCAAGGTGCCACCGAGTTCGTTACCCACGATGATCTTGGTGTTCGCAGGCTCTAGCGTGACGAAGCCAGAATGCAGATACTGCACGCTCGTCGACGTCGACACGGAGAGACTGCCAGCCACGAGGGCGCTGATGCCAGGATCGACATCGCTCGACCCGGAGTTGTAGTTCGTGCCATCGGGTGCTGTGAGCATGAACAGCTTTAAGAAACTGTTCGGTCCTGTCGCCGTGGCGTACAGCACCACCTCGAACATCGCGGTGATGTCCAGGTTCGTGCCATTGTCCAACACGCAGGTCGCCTTGCTGCGTGAGCCGTCAGCCACAGAAGCCGAGTCGTCTGATGTGGTGATCGTCCCGCGTGAGGTATACGACGCATCCCAGATAATTCGATTCGGCATCAGGTCACCAGTGCCGCTCGGACGTGGCCGCGCGTGACAGACACACCAAATCCAAATAGTACCTGCGCTCGACTGCCTGTCTCAGTGAGGAGTAACGTCAAATTCGCACGTGTCGTCGATGCCGCATTGAACGCTGCCGTAAACGCCCCACGCGTGTTCGCACCTTTGACGTTCACCTCAGCCATTGACAACAGCAGCGCGATGCGAGCCTTGTTGGTCGGTGTCAACGATGCCCATTCGCTCGGCACGATCGCTTCGAACACTTCATGCGCTGGGACAAGTTCGCGATCAACTGAGCCTGTACCGGGAGCGTTATAGAGATCCAGCACAGTCGTCACACCACCAGCCGCTGCCGCTGCCGCTGCACCCGGCACCCCATCAGCCAAGATATCCGCACGCAACACGGCTACATCCACCGACATCACGTCACCTGCAGCGTGATCGTGAACTGGATGCTGTCGAGGTTCGCCACCGTGATCGCGCTGAAGTCGCCATGCACGATCAGGCCACCGACAGCATCGGTCGAGGTCGTCGTAAAATTGCCCGCGTCCAACACGTCACGCGCATCAGCATACGTCTGCGTCGCCAGCCACTTGACCGTGTCAGCAGCTGACTGTGTCTCACTCGACGATGAGCGTTGCAGGATCTCCAGCGCGAACAGTTGCAGGTCACCCACCGCCGCCGTGCCGGCACCAGTCGACGATCCGATCCAGAGCGCCTGCGTGTCGACCGTCTCGGTGATCTTATCGGTAACCCACTCGATTCCCGTACTTGTGACCACTGTCGCCACGTCATACCTCCTATGTTAGGTCGATACGCTCGATCTCTTTGCCTTCGTGGACGAATCGGATGACACCCTTACTGCGAGCCGTCAAGGTGCGCAGGTACTGACGCCACGTTGAGCTGTGCGAGGATACCACCCCGTAGTCTTCCACACGGCCATCAGCTCGCGTAACCTTGACCGCGATCGTGCAGTGCTTGCCCGCACTCATTGCCGCTTGCATGGACGGGGTCTCCATCAACAGCTGCGCCACGATGCCAGGGATCGCCATCTCGCTGTAGTCTAGCACCCAGGTTTCAACAGACCAATACTCGAATAGTGTGGATGCCGTTCAGTAGCGAACGGGGAACACCCACACGCCCGCCTGACCAGACTCCAGATCGTAGAAATACAGGTCCACCGCTGTTCCGTCGTGACGCGACGACGCCTCAAGCTCATCCCACCCCGGCGACACCATCACCTGCCTGCACGCAAGAGACGGGATCGGGTCGATCCAGTACGGGCCACTTCCGTGATCCACCACCGCACGCTGACAATGCTCGAAGGTGCCTGTGAAACTCTCGTACTGAAACGTGTGCCAGACTCCACGATGCTCGACGGCGGTTGTGACCGTCCATCCAGGCTGAATCGCCCACGGCGACCAGATCGGATCCCCGGTGAAGCCGATCCGTGACTGTGCCGAGAGCACGCCCACGCACACCGCCGCCACCACCACCGCCACGCCAATGCCCCCTAGTAGTCGTCTCATGATCCCTCCTCATCCTTCAGTGGTTTCATTCCGGCCAGAACATCCCATCCGTGTGAATCGCACCTAACACCTCGTCCGCGCTGTACTGTCGACGAGCGGCACGCGTCTCATTCGTCTCGTCTTCAGGCCCACCCCAGATCGTCATCGGCTGCTTGCGAAGTAGAAACTCACGCCACGCCAACGCCAACGCCATCACGCAGTCATCATGTAATCCAGATGCCGCCGCATACCTGACACCCGTTCTCGTGAACTCATACTCCATACTGCGCAGTTCGCTTGTGATCACTCCGTCGGGATAGTGAATGCGCTCCTGCTGGATCGCCACCGCCAAGCCTTCCATCAGTTGTTGCTTGCTACCACTCGTGAACTTGAAGCCGTCGAAACGCTGGCCGTTGGAGTCGTCGTTCTGTTTCGCACCATGCTGTAACGCTTCAACAATCGGATCGCCTACGCCAGTCGAGTCCACCAGTGACGCGCACTTCGTGTGCCGCACGATGATAGCGATCGTCTCTCTCCACGGCTCCTGCATACGGATGAAGCGACACACATCCCCATCCTCATCCAGCCCGCAGCCGACTGACCAGTCCACAGACTTCGCCAAGTCCCAGCCCCACACCACCGGCGTCGCAGTCGACATCGGCTTGATACATCGCGCTATCGCATCCAGTCCAAACGGATTGCCCTGATCGTCAGATGGCTCAGCCAGATACAACTCACGAAAGATGTTGTCCGGGAGCGTGCGCTCTGCATCCTGCACTTCTTCATCGGTGAGGATCTTGGCTTCGATGGCATCGTGCGCGGTGATCTTGGCGTAGTGAAATCCAGCCTTGCCGCCTTCGGCAAGACGCGCCAGCTTGTACGCCCAATTCTTGCGGCCCTTGACGTTCCCGATGATACGCACCGGACCTTCGGTATACGTGAGCGTCGACCGCACCGCGTACCAGGCGTCTTCCTTGCACCGGGTCGCCTCGTCGATAACTGCTGCATACACGTCTTCGCCGTAGAGACTGTCGGGGTTGTCGGCCGTCTTGCACGCAATGACCGCACCATGCACGAACGTCAACGTCAGTTCCGAATCATTGGCCGTGTAGATCTCACGTGGCAGCGATCGCTTCAGTCGCCGATACACCACCTTAGCCTGGTTGTACGTGGGCGCGACCCACCAGAAACTATGCCCTGTCGTCCCGTGCAAGATCGCCTGCTCGGTCAGCCAGACCATACAGCCCACGGTCTTGCCTGATTTCGTGCTCGCTTCGACAATGCCGTATCGTGCCTCGGTGAAGATGGCAGCTTCCTGTTTCGGGTACAACCCCGGGCGCGTGTACTCAAGCGTGCTCATATCTCGTCACTCATACCGAGTCTCCCGCGTGTACGGACATGAGCCTTTCCGGAACAAATACACTGATCGTCTCACTTCTCATCCGACAGTTTCATCGTGAACGTGAAGCCATCTGCGAGGTCATGCTGCAGTTTCGTCGGCGCATCGAGCCCTAAGAGCTTGTGCCGGCGCTCAGCCAACCGCACTAACATGCCTACTGCGCTGGTGTTCCCTTGTATCGCCTTCGGCCACATTGCCTGCGTCAAGCGATCCAGTCGTGAC